AACGCAACAAGTTGATTACCAACCTTGCGTTAGACCAGAAAGGTAATACACTGGTTCTCTTTCAGTTCGTGGAGAAACATGGCAAACCATTGTATGAACTGATACGAGATAAAATAGAAGAAGGTCGTAAGGTATATTATGTGTCTGGTGAGGTTGATGCATCTGACCGAGAACAGATTCGTGGTATTGTAGAGAAACAGAAAAATGCAATCATTGTCGCATCTCTTGGAACTTTTAGCACTGGTATTAACATTAGGAACTTACATAATATTATCTTTGCAAGCCCAAGCAAATCTCAAATCAAAGTCCTACAGAGTATCGGACGAGGACTAAGACAATCTGATGATGGTTCAACAACAAATCTAATTGATATCGCAGACGACTTACATATTAAATCACATAAAAATTTCACATTAAGACATAGTGCCGAAAGAATTAAGATATATACTAAGGAACAGTTTCCTTATAAGATATACAATATAAATCTGAAATGACTTATCACGGCCTGATGCTAGGCAATTTCGATTCTAATAGTATGGCGCCATATCGAGGATTTGGTAACCATAGAATTGCAACTCACCTGAGAAGACAGGGGTGGGATATCGAGTGCCTAGATTACACTGTGCATTTTTCAGACGATGAGATAAAGTGGTTTCTTGAGACTCGTATCACTAAGAATACTATCTTCATTGGACTGAGTATTATATTCTATCTTGAATTGCAGGGTGATGTTCAAAGAGTCAACAGAATTATTCATCATATCAAAACCAAGTATCCGTGGGTTCAGATTATCGCAGGTGGGGTAAAATGGTTTGCGGTGGGTCTTGTTGATGCAGATTGGTATATTACAGGGAATGGTGAGTTTGCCATAGATGCTGTTTTAAAATATGTAACAGGAAATGGAAGTGAACCAAGACACGTTCCTGCAAGGAATGGAAAACTTATTGATGCTGTTCATGCATATCCTTGTTTTCCAAAGAGAGATGCTAAAATCTCATTTCAAGAACGAGACTATATTCAATCACATGAGGCCTTGAATGTAGAACTCGCAAGAGGGTGTAAGTTCAAATGTAAATATTGTTCGTTTCCTTTGATTGGTCTCAAGGGAGATATGACACGAGACGAAGACAGTGTATATGATGAGTTCAAAGAAAACTATGACCGATGGGGTGTGACAAATTATTATGTGACTGATGATACCATAAATGATACCACCGAAAAGATGGAGAAGATGTCAAGTGCTATTCGTAAACTTGATTTCAAACCATCTCTTCATGGATATGCTCGTGCTGACCTTCTCATACATCATGGTCAAAAGACTTGGGATGATATGATTGATATGGGTCTCATATCGCATAGTTATGGTGTCGAGACTCTTAATCATCAATCAGGTAAAGAAGTTGGAAAAGGTATGAACCCCGAAAAGGTCAAAGAGGGGTTGTTAGAAGTTGAGGAGTATTTCAATAAGAATAGTGACACTTTTTACACAGGTAGTATGACTATGATTGCAGGACTTCCCTATGAGTCGTTTGAGACTCTTGATAATGGTAAGAAGTGGTTGAACAAGTATTGGAACAATCATGGAATCAAATATCTACCTCTACTGATTCATGAACCCAAAGATACGTCTCATAGTGAGATTGACATGAGTAATGCAAATAATTTTAAGAAGTATGGGTATAAGTTTTTACATGATGTCCCACCAACGTATGACAAAGGTATGTTTGATTACTTTGGTGAGATAAAAAAGAAGAAAGATAATACAAAAGGCCATGATGGAATATACTTTAACTTCTGGACTCATCACTCAGACGAATATGACTTTGTTGATATGATTGAGTGGGTTCGAGACTTCAACGAGGATAGGTCTGATAATAAGATGAACTCCAACTTTTGTTTTGATATTGGATATACATCGTTAGCAAGTGAAAACACAGAACTAAAAAATTTTTATGGTGAAGATTGCGTCCAAATAGACAAACCTGAAATTATGAATAAAATGCTTGATAAATATAAGTATGAGAAACTAAATGGATAATGATATGTCAAAAGAATTTAAAGAACCACAAGTAAGACAGTTTAAACTTTCTTCAGGCGAAGAGATTGTTTGTGAGGTTGTCGATTGGACAGGAGAACCAGAGGAGAGCGAATTAATCGTTCGTAAGTGCATGTCTCTTGTTCTTCGTGAGGCTCCAGCATCAACCTTCTACTCATTCAAACCTTGGATGATATATCAAGAGAATCCTGAAGATTTTATTATTATTCAGGCTCAACATGTTGTGAGTATCGGATTTCCGACTAAGAAACTCCTGAGTCATTATGATGAAGCAGTAGAAGAAATGACAAAGATTCATGAGGAAAGAAGAAAGTATGATGAGGATAGTAATGATATCAACAAAGACGTTAGAACTTTGATAGAACAAACTTCTACGGCAGAAGAATTTTTGAAAGAACTTGCAGGAGAAGATTCTGCATCTTTTGGTAATGTAATACCATTTAGTCGAGACATTCACTAAACCATGCATGGACTTCTTTTTGGCACTAAGAGCCATATGGATGAACAACAGATATTTCATTCAAAGGGCTTTCGGACTCTTGTAGACATTCCTGCAAGAACCTTTGGTGCGTATAAAATTGCAACTCATCTAAGAGACAATGGATGGGACATTGAAGTCATTGACTTCTTCTATGCGTTTAGTTTCGAGGAGATATGTCTACTACTACATGACCGCATCACTCCAGAGACTAAGTTTATTGGTTTCAGTATCTTCTATAAACAACACGACCAAGGCGACAATGACCCACGAGGTTTACAGTTTTACACTGGTGAGGACGATAAACTCAATCAAGTTCTGAAATACATTCATGTGCATTTTCCTTGGGTCACAACATTGTGTGGGGCTCAGAAACTGAAAAGTTTGATGAAGATTAAGTCTCACTATCACATCATCGGATTTGGTGAGTCAGCAGTAACCGCACTTACAGACTTTCTGATTGGCAAAGGGCCACACCCCGAAACCACAACTGTAAAGAATCTATATGATGTTCCAAGTGCAAGTTATGAGGTTGAACTCAATGTGATTGATGCTACCAGACACTATCCTGCATTTCCAAAACGAAGTGCTAAGATTACATACGAGGATAGAGATTACATACAATCCAATGAAACACTGAATATTGAGTTTAGTCGAGGATGTAAATTTAAGTGTGCATTCTGTTCCTACAATCCTCTGGGCGTCAAGGGTGATATGACAAGATGTAATGATGATGTCTATGAAGAACTCATGGAAAATTACGATAAATGGGGATGCACTCAATACATTGTATCAGACGAAACTTTCAATGATACCAGTGAGAAACTTGACAAGTTTGCAGAGGTATGTAAACGACTTCCCTTTCAACCAACCTTTCACGGATTTGTTCGCATGGACTTGATGGCAAGTCGAGGTGAGAGAGATTGGGATAATATGCTAGAGATGGGATTTGTTGGTCATCACTATGGAATTGAAACACTCAATCATGAGTCTGGTAAAGCAATTCGCAAAGGTATGCATCCTGATAAGATAAAAGACTATCTTGTGAAAACAAGAAACTACTTTGTTGAGAATAGTCCTGTCGGATACTACTCAGGTGTTATCACAATGATTGCAGGATTACCTCATGAGTCGCAGGAGAGTCTCAAAGAATCACAGAGATGGTTGTTTCAGAACTGGCCAGACAAATACTTTTTTATTCCTCTTGTTTTGACTGTTCCCGAAAAGTTAACCAAAAATAAATTTGACCCGAACTCTGATTTTGATAACTTGTCTTTACAACATGGATATGAGTTTCAAATGTATAATGACAGAGATACTGATTGGGCTGGTATCAAAAGAGGACTTAGTGATGAAGATAAATATCATCGAGGGATGATTAAATGGATTCATCCTAGTAAAGAATATGATTATGTTGATATGTTGAAATGGGTCGGCACAATTAATTTTGACCGAGTTCACAAGATATCAATGTGGAGTCTGCCGATGTTCACACAAACAAATAAGAATATTGCAGATACTTTTATGAAAGGTGTTGATTGGGATATGACTGATACCAATAAAATTCTTGATTTTGTTCACAAGTATAAGGAACTCAAACTTGGCCGGAGTAGTCACGAAAGAATACCTGTTCACAAAACACCGATTCACAATAATGAAGTTATGACTAAATTAGGACAACAGGCCACAGAACAAATGACAAGAAACTTAGATGTCAGTTAGGGTATTCAACCCTCCCCAAAAGGTATTTTGATTATACCACGAATTACAAACTTTGTCAAGTAAAAAAATATACTTGACTTTTATATAATAACTATGATATAATGGACATATTATGAAACCACAAGATAGACCTCACTATGTAAACAACGCACAGTTCTCAACAGCTGTTGTGGAATACTGCACAGATTTACAACAATCAAGAGAGAAAGAAGAAACCTTACCAAAGGTCACGGATTACATTGCACAATGTTTTCTAAAGATTGCGGAAGGTCTTTCTCATAAATCCAACTTTGTTCGTTACACCTATCGAGAAGAGATGGTGATGGATGCGGTAGAGAATTGTCTCAAAGCCATCGAGAATTATAATATAGAGAAAGCAACACGCACAGGTAAACCAAATGCGTTTGCATACTTTACACAAATCTCTTGGTATGCATTTCTTCGTAGAATCGAACGAGAGAAGAAACAACAGGATATCAAGATGAAATATATCGATGAGTCGGGTATTGAGACTTTTCTTGATAACGAGTTGGGTGATGCACAATCTGCACAGGTTGCTCAGGCCTTTATCGATACACTACGTTCTCGTATCGATGAAGTGAAAGAAAAGGATAATAAATGGGAGAAGGTTGTCAAGAAAGAAAGACGGCGAAGAACCATGAGAGTTGATTCTGACCTGAGTAATTTTATCATTGACTAATCTTGAGAAATCTGATATAATGAATAGATTAAGTTTTCACGGCAAAACCGTGGAACAAGCAGAGTGGGTTCTGAGTCATTTTGGAACTGACGAAATGAGAGAGTATTACAAAGACAACAAAGGTTTCAACCAATGGTTGGAAGATTGTCGTCAAGTAGTTGTTGCGAGGAGACTAGACTATTGAAATTAGCAATACTAAACGATACCCATTGCGGTATTCGTAATTCTTCTGACATCTTCATGGATTATCAAGAACAGTTCTATAGTGAAGTGTTCTTTCCATATCTGTTAGAGAATGATATCAAACATGTTCTGCACTTGGGTGATTACTACGACAATCGTAAGACAATCAACTTCAAGGCACTTCAACACAATCGTAAAATCTTTCTAGAGCCTTTGCGTCAACATGGTATGACAATGGATATCATTATCGGTAACCATGACATGTATTATAAGAATACGACTGAACTGAATGCACTGAAAGAGTTGCAGGGTCACTATATGAATGAGGTCAATCTTATTTTGAAACCAAAGGTAGTTGACTATGATGGTTTGAAGATGGGTCTCGTTCCGTGGATTTGTCAAGACAATGAACAGGAATGTCTGGATTTCATTCAGAATTGTAAAGTCGATTTCATTGGCGCACATCTAGAACTCACAGGCTTTGATATGCACAAGGGTATGCCGTGTTATGATGGCATGGACGCAAAACTCTTTGACCGATTTGAGATGGTATTGACAGGACACTTCCACGCAAAGTCAACTCAAAATAATATCTACTATCTGGGTAGTCAGATGGAGTTCTTCTGGAATGATTGTAATGATAAAAAGTATTTCCATGTTCTTGACACAGACACTCGTGAGTTGACATCAGTTCACAATCCTATTACAATCTACGAGAAGATTTATTACGACCACGAGAAGATGAATAAGTTTACAGACCTGAGATATCTGGACAACAAGTTCGTCAAGGTCATTGTAGTGAACAAGGGTGACCCCTTTGAGTTTGAAAGGTTCATTGACCGAGTGCAGGCTCAGAAGATACACGAATTGAAAATACAAGAGGACTTTGCGGAGTTTATTGGAGAAAATGTCGAAGATGAAAAGATTTCACTTGACGATACTGAAACAATAGTGTATAATTATATTGATGCTGTCCAAACCGACTTGGACAAAGGAAGGATTAAGAAGGAGATTTCTGACCTCATGAAAGAGGCTCAGACTATGGAAATTGTATGATTTATTTTGAGAAACTTAGATTTAAAAATTTTCTATCGACAGGAAATAACTTTACAGAAATAGATTTTGAAACAACGGCAACCACACTCGTGGTTGGTCAGAATGGTGCAGGTAAATCTACTATGTTGGATGCTTTGTCATTCGGTCTGTTCGGTAAACCTCATCGTAAGATTTCGAAACCACAACTCGTCAACTCTATCAATGGTAAAGGGACGTTAGTTGAAGTGGAGTTTCGAATAGGTTCACAGAAGTATAAAGTTGTCCGTGGTATCAAACCGAACAAGTTTGAGATATGGGTAAATGGTAATCTGTTGAACCAAAGTTCTCATGCAAGAGAATACCAGTCTATGCTTGAGAACAATATCGTCAAGTTGAACCACAAGTCCTTTCATCAGATTGTGGTTCTTGGGTCTTCATCCTTCGTGCCCTTCATGCAACTCTCCTCTCAAGCAAGGCGTGATGTGATTGAAGACCTACTTGACATTAATATGTTTAGTAAGATGAATGGTATTCTCAAAGAAAAGGTTTCGATTCTCAAAGACCAGATGAGTGAGAACATACACGAGTTGGCTATGGTCGAACAGAAAGTTGCATCACAGAAGAAGTATCTTCGTGACCTGAGTTCGATTACAGCTCAACAGAAGAAAGAGAAACTTGACACCATCAAATCTTTACAAGAGGACATTCGTGTTCTGAATGAAAAGAATAATGAACTTACAAAAGATATCACAGAGAAGTCTCCAGATGTCAATGAGAATATGACTAAGATATCAGAACAAATTACGTCTCTTGACAAATACATGATGCAGTTTTCAACACAACAAAAAGATGTGGTCAAACAGGCAAAGTTCTTTGAGGATAATGATATCTGTCCGACCTGTTCACAAGACATCGATGAGACAACGAAGAACTATCATCTTGATAAATGTAAGACCAAAGCAGGGACTATCAAGAATGCACTCGACATGGGTGACCTACAGAGAAAAGAGTTTTCGGAAAAACAAGAATCCATTCAAGTTCAACTTGATTGCATAAGAGAGTGGCAGTCGTCAGTCAATGCAAACAATCAAGAGATTTCTACAATCAATAGAAGTATCGATAGACTCAATAGTGAACTTGATACTATTGACAATGAGACAGGTGATTTGAGTGAGGCTAATGACGAACTTGAAAATCTTAGAGTTGAGAAAGAGCAACTTCAAAAGAAGAAGTATGAACTCTCTGAGCAGAACTCATACTATCGTATCAGTTCAGAGTTGTTGAAAGACACTGGTATCAAGACAAAGATTATCAAACAGTATCTACCAGTCATCAACAAACTTACTAACGAGTATCTACAAATTCTTGACTTCTTTGTTCACTTCAATCTGGACGAAGCCTTTGAAGAGACTATTCGGTCACGACATCGTGACGCATTCTCCTACGACTCATTTAGTGAAGGGGAGAAACAACGTATCGACTTATCACTACTCTTTACTTGGAGACAGATTGCCAAGATGAAGAATAGTGTTGCAACCAATCTTCTCATTCTGGACGAAACATTTGACTCGTCTTTGGATGGACAGGGCATCGAGAATCTGATGCACATCATTCACTCTCTTGCCGAGGATACAAATGTTTTTGTCATCTCTCACAAATCTGAGTTGGAAGAAGATTCACAATTCAAGAGACGTATTGAATTTATCAAAGATAAAAACTTCAGTAAAATCAAAATAGCTGCTTGACAAATCTGTCGAGTTATGATATACTCGATGTAATTTTAACGATTGGAGAATATATTATGGAATTATCCGACACTACAATTAATATTTTAAAAAACTATGCTACCATTAATCCAAACATTGTAATTGGAGAAGGTAACACTATTAAGACAATTTCGGTTGCCCGAAACGTCATGTCAAAGACAGAGGTCGTTGAGACATTTGACTCAACGATTGGTATCTACGATTTGAATGAGTTTCTGGGTGCGGTGTCTCTTGTCAAAGAACCACGTTTCGAAGTGACAAAAGATTACATCAACATTTCTGATTCTAGACGTTCAGTAAAATACTTTCTGTCTGACCCTGAGATGTTGACATCGCCTGGCAAAGATGTTAATATGCCTGACACCGAAGTTAAGTTTAGTCTAGATACTGATACACTCAGTGATTTGAAAAAGGCCGCATCTAACTTTGGTTATGAGAATATCTCTATCAAACCATCGACAGGTTCGGTATCACTTTCTGTAACCGACACAGATAACGCAACTTCTAATGTGTTCTCAATTGATGTTGAAGGAACATATCCAGAGGGAGCAGACTTCAACTTTATTTTGAATGTAAATAATCTGAAGGTTGTAAATGAAGATTATGATGTTGAGATTTCATCTAAACTAATCTCACACTTTACAAGTAAGCAGTCTCCGACTGAATACTTTATTGCACTTGAAAAGTCATCTACATATAATGGAGCATAAAATGGCAAAAGCAGAAACAAAAGACCACACTACTATCTACGAATTGGGCAATAGAGTATCTCGTTCTACTGTGGCAGTAATTGATACCGTTGTTCAACGAGGCGGTTTCAAAGGTGAAGAACTCTCAACAATCGGTCAACTAAGAGACCAAGCAGTTCAGATTATTCAAATCTGTGAGGAGTATCAATCCGCACAGGGAGTTGAAGAATAAGTCAGGCGTTCTCCTTTCCGCCGACTTGGTGAGGTGAGCGTCTCCTTTCCGCTCACCTCATTTTTTATTGACATATCACGGCTGATGTGATATACTTGTTTTTTATTATGGAGAGAGTATGAGTAATGAATTTCTATGGGTCGAGAAGTATCGTCCCAAAACTATCGCAGATACTATTCTGCCAAAAGAACTCAAGCAAACGTTTCAGAATATTGTTGACTCTGGTGAGATACCCAACATGTTATTCACTGGCACGGCTGGTCTTGGTAAGACTACAGTTGCTCGTGCAATCTGTAATGAACTAGACCTTGACTACATTGTCATCAATGGTTCGGAAGAGGGTAACATCGACACCCTGCGTGGTAAGATTAAACAGTTTGCTTCTTCGGTATCTCTATCAGGTGGATACAAAGTTGTTATTCTTGACGAGGCAGACTATCTCAATCCTCAATCCACACAACCTGCATTGCGTGGTTTCATCGAAGAGTTCTCGCAGAACTGTCGATTCATTCTGACATGTAACTTCAAGAACAAGGTCATAGAACCTCTTCACAGTCGTTGTGGAGTGTATGAGTTTAATACCACCAAGAAAGATATGATTGACCTCTGTGGGTCATTTATGACACGTCTGATGGACATTCTGAACAAAGAAAACGTCACTTATAATAAAGAAGTGATTGCAAATCTTATTACTAAACATGCTCCTGATTGGAGACGTATTCTGAATGAATCACAAAGAGGTTCAATCGGTGGAAGCATAAACACTGATGTTATCATTAGTGACAATAGTCAGTATTCTGACCTTTACAAACATCTCAAGGATAAAGACTTCAAGAAGATGCGTAAGTGGGTTGTAAACAATGTTGATGTTGAACCGGCTGCAATCTTTCGTGGTGTCTTTGATACAATGGAAGGTCATGTCAAACCTGAAAGTATTCCGCAGTTGATTCTCATCCTTGCGGATTATCAATACAAGAATGCATTCGTTGCTGACCATGAACTAAATATGGTTGCATGTCTAACAGAATGCATGGCAAACGTGGAGTATATAAAATGAAAGAAAGTATGAAACAAGGATTGATATTCGTCATAATCTTTTTAGTTATTGGACTGATTGCATTTAGATGATTGAATATCGCACATGGGAAAAAGTAGTAGCACGAGCATTAGACTACTATATTGGTCGGACAGATGAGGATGAACCGAAAGTTCCTATCCTTACAATGAAACAAGCACGAAAGGGACTATACCTTCGTATGTTATTACAGTTCGTCAATTGGATTACCTGTTTCTTTATTATTGCAGGTGTGATTAAACATTGGGGTTGACAAATATGGATGATTATGATATAAAGCCAAATGGACGAGTAAATCGTGGACTTCACTGGACAACTAAAGTATCAGAGAAGTTCTTACTCGCAATTATCGGTGGTCTCACTATGATTGCGGCTGGCGAACAAATATGGATGATGTATGAGAAGTGGACAGTTCAACTTGGAGATTTATTTCTTCTATTCATTTATGCAGAGGTTGTAGGTATGGTCGGAGCATTCTATGCAAGTCATCGTATTCCTGTAACCATTCCAATCATCATTGCGATTACTGCACTCTGTCGTCTGGTTGTCCTGCATAGTAAGGACATGGCCGCAATGCAGTTGTTGGCAGAGACAGGTGCTATTGCAGTTCTTGCCGCAGCTGCATATCTGATGTCTCTCAAGGATAAACTATCATTAGAAAAAGAAAGACTTCGAGATGATAAATAAGTGGGACTATGCACACATGCAGGCCGCAGAGGTGTATGCAGAATTATCAACCGCAACACGACTTAAAGTCGGAGCAGTCATTGTAAAAGACAATCGTATCATATCGATTGGATACAATGGTATGCCTTCGAGTTGGACAAATGTGTGTGAGTATCAAGACTCCTTTGATGGTAAGTGGATTACCAAACCAGAAGTTCTACATGCAGAGACAAATGCAATCGCAAAGGTTGCACGTTCAAATGAAAGTGCAGAGGGTGCTACATTATACACTACAGTCTCACCTTGCCTTGATTGTGCAAAACTGATATATCAATCTGGTATCACACGTTTGGTCTGGAGAAACCAATACAAAACTGATGCAGGAAATGTTTTTCTCGTAACCGCTGGTATTGAGGTAGATTACTTACCATGAACCCATTTGATTATGTGACCTCTATCAACTATTCTAAGAAAGATGTGATGGAAGATGAAAAGACCTACAACTCTTTTATGGTCAATCGCAGTCTTTCTTACTTCTCTGATACAGTTGTTCTCGCAAATGAGATGAATCGATATCATCACCTAGACAATCGTCTACAATACCAATTTCTTATAAATATTGTTAGGAAACGCAAAAGGTTTTCTAAATGGTTAAAACCAGAAATACAGAATGACGTTGATGTGGTGAAAGAATACTATGGTTACAGTAATGAAAAGGCTTCCCAAGTCCTTCCTCTTTTATCACCCCAACAAATAGAAATAATAAGAAATAAGGTGAATAAAGGTGGAAGAAAATAATTTAGTATCATGGAGTCCTGCAAGTATGTTAGAGATTACTCTAGCAGAACCAGATGACTTTCTCAAAGTCCGTGAGACTCTGACACGAATCGGTGTCGCATCACGAAAAGATAAAAAACTCTATCAGTCATGTCATATTCTTCATAAACAGGGACGATACTTTATCGTTCACTTCAAGGAACTATTTTTGCTTGACGAGAAGAAATCAAATCTAGAAGTTTCTGATATAGAGAGACGTAATACAATTGCAACTCTTTTGTCTGATTGGGGTCTCGTTGAGATTCAAAACAAAGATGTGATTGAGGGTTGCGCCCCTTTACGGACAATAAAGATTATTGGTTACAAAGAAAAAGACCAGTGGGAACTATGTCCGAAATACAATATCGGGAACAAATAAAGAAAACTTTTATATCTCATCTTTCAGATATTCGAAACAAACATAGTTGGAAAACTCATTTTGATATCAAGTTTTCTTGGGATGATATAATTCGTTTATTAGATACTCATCCAGAAAAACTTTTAAAATGGAAAGAGGATAAACAGAAAGTTGAGATAGAGAGGTTTCATCTACGACCATCTGCACCTCCGATTGCACATGATGTGGTTTCGGTGTTGAATGATATCTTTGTTCCCAAAGCACCTCTACCTGAATTGTATCGACCACACATTAGTAATATAGTGTTCGTTGGCTTTGGTGTTGGTTCAGGTTCATATCCCAATCATAAGGATAGTATGGATGTCTTTCTTATTCAAATGCTTGGAAGTGTTAATATCACAATAGACGAAAAAGACTTCTTTCATATGAAGCAAGGTGATGCGGTGTGGATACCAAGAGGGACATATCATCAAATTCATACAATGGGTTCAAGGGTAACATTCTCGTTTGGTGTTGAGACAGGTCGCAGTCCTGAGTGTGACCCTGCTACCTACGTCTAGATTGTTTCTTTTCTAACTTCTTTCGCTTTGCGATAGTTTGAGGCATCGGGCCTGAGTTGAGTTCCTCAGTATGATTACGAGCGTTCTCTATCATCGCTGCTAATTTGATTGCTGTTTCGGGTGTTTGAACTTTTTTCATGGTTTGCTCTTGTAATTAGAATACATACTTCTTATATATACTTATGAGGATGCCGATATCGGGTTCTCGATTTGTCTTGCTAATTTATAGGAGATAACGACATGACAAAATACGAAGTAGGAAAAACGCATTTTCCAAAATCAGCGTTCATTGGT